TCACCAGAGCCTACAGTAGACCCTACAGAAGAGCCCACACCAGAGCCCACACCAGAGGTTACAACAGATCCAGAACCAACTGAAGAGCCAGTTGTAGAACCTACTGAAGAACCTACACCAGAACCTTCACCAGAACCTGGACCAGATCCAAAACCAGAAGAGAATCCCTGGAATGAACCAGATGTAGAAATTACTGATGAGGTATTAGCAGCCCTTGTTCCTGAAAAAGGAACGGGAACAGAAGAAGATCTATCTAATGTTATTGCTAACCTTACAAGCAAGGATAATAAGTTAGTTACTCTTTCCCCTGAACAAGTAACAGCAGTTAGCCAGACACTTAGAGCCTTGACTCAAGAAGCAAAGGCTGAGGTTGCAGAAGACCTTGGCATTAAGCCTTCAGAGGTTGCACAAATTGCTGAGCAGATGAAGTCTAACCCAGCACTGGCAGAAGCATTCGTTGAGTTTACAGATAGAGAGGCGGAGGCAGGAGAAACCCCAATGCCATTTACATTAGCAGATGCGGTAACAGAAGTACAAACAGAAGCATTCTTAGCAGACCCACTTGGAGCGGTATTTGCGGTGGACCCAGTAGAACTACTATCTAATTTCTCTGAATTAGGTATGGATATGACAGATGATCAAAGAGAAAAAGCGCAGGAAGTAATTGTCCCAGTGGTCATTGCATCACAAATTGCAGGGGCAATGATAAGGAGGAATAAATGAAAATAATCAAAAAGATGTTTAATCTTATAGGCAAGGCAATTAAGGGCTTGGCTAAATGGTTTAAAGACGCGGGAATGGAGCTAATTGCCCAGGCATTCACCCTCCTAGGCTTCTTTATCGCATGGCTAACTTTGACGGGCTCAGCTAGAGATATCGTTGGAATTGCAGTATTAATAACTACTGTAATTTGGCTAATAACCATACCACTTAGAAAAGACGATAAATAGTGTATAATTATCCTATGAGGAAAATAATTTCTATTGCTCTGGCTGGCCTATTAATGGTATCATTAACTGGATGTGATTCTTTAAACAGATATCGCTATCCATGCCAAGACCCTAAGAATTGGGAAATTGCAGAATGTAATCCTCCAGAATGTGAAGCTTCACAGACTTGTACAAAAGATGTAATAGAAATTACACCTACCACACCAGAACAGGAAATAACAAATGGCTAAACAAAAGCTAACACCTGCAGATTTAGATGCTAGATTAAAGTTTATTCTAGGAATAACACTTGGAAGCATTCTGTTCATGACAGCGCTTGGAATTATTTATGGGTTGTTGTTCGTGACACAACCTATCGGAGCTCAGTCAGAAAATGACAAGATGTTCTTCAATGTTCTAGGTAGCATTGCAACATTTATTACAGGAACGCTTGCTGGAATTTTGATTGGCAACTCAGGAGCTAAAGATATTATGGCAGCACAGATAGCAAACAAAGAGGTAGATGCAAAGAATACGCAAGCGGATAAAAAATTAGAAGCAGAAATTGATGCAACAGCAGCTCGCTTGGCAGCAAAGCCAGATGGCGAAATGCCAGAAGAGCAACCAGTTGATCTAGATTGGGATAAAGACTAATGGCAGAGCAAGGTACAGCAGCTCGCTTAATTGAAGTTGCTACAGCAGAGATTGGCACTATTGAGGGTCCAAAAGATAACGAAACCAAGTACGGAGCTTTTATGAAAGCAAACTTTCAACCATGGTGCGGAAGTTTCGTAAATTGGTGCGGGTCAGAATCTGGCGTAAAGATTCCTAATACTGTTTATACACCAGGCGGTGCAGCAGCATTTAAAAAAGCAGGTGCTTGGATTGATGTAGATGTTGCAGATCCAGAGCCAGGAGATATCGCGTATTTTGATTTCCCATCAGATGGCGTCGATAGAATTTCTCACGTAGGCATTGTTGTTAAAGACAATGAGGATGGAACTGTTTGGTGTATAGAAGGAAACACATCTTCAAAGAAGTCTGGAAGCCAAAGAAATGGCGGAGAAGTTTGCAAACAACTTCGTGCTTATAAGAAAAATAAAGCTGGTGTTCTTATTTCAATCGTAGGATTTGGAAGACCAAAGTTTGGTGGATCAGCAAAGATTGAAACAAAGCCTTCATTAAAGCCATCTACATCACAAAAGATACCAGCAAAGGTAGATCCTAAAGTTAAAGCGGCAATTGATTTATTAACTAAAAACGGATATACTGTATCAAAGTAAATGAATAAATATTTGATTAAGCTAGAAATTTCAGCAGAGGTAGAAGCTTTTGATGAAAATGATGCAAAAGAATACATCTCGGATGTATTTGGCACAGACGATGAAGTCAAGTCTGTAAAAATTTCATCAATAAAAATAAAAGGGGACAAAAAATGAAATCATTATATGATCTAGAACTAAACGCAGCAGACGGTACACCAGACTTTTTAAAAAAGTATAAGGGTAAGGTCACTATGTTTGTAAATACTACGGTTGGTTGCGGAAATGCAAACCAAATGGAGGTCCTAGAATGGCTTCATCAAAAATATAAGGACAGAGGCTTTGAAATTGTAGCCCTCCCAACAAATGATTACTGTGGTCCAGGAGTTACAAAAGGTGCATGGTCTCAAGGATTAGTTGAAGGAATGGATTCTCAAAACTACGGATGCGACGTGTATGGCACAACTTTTGGGTTTTCCGAAAAAGTAAACTCAATTCCAAATAAAGAAATTGTAGGAGATCTAAATGGAATAGACCAGCCATTTGGAGAACCAAGTGAAGTGTTTAATGTAATTGTTGAGCATGCAAGTCATTTATGGGGTAAGGCCCTAGAGCTTGGAATACAATTTCCGTTTGACCAATACTATTCATGGTGGTTATGCCAAGGATTTTATTCTGGACGGACACAGGCAGCAAATTTTGAAAAATACTTAGTTGACAAAGATGGGTTTGTTGTTAAACACTACTCTCCTTCAGTGCTCAACCTTGATGTTGAAAAGACATTAAAGGAAAACCTAATGAATGATTTAGGTCTAGACTATGGAGATTTTGGCTCAGATCTGTCTAGAATAAATCACCAACCTAATAATACTATAGGAGAAGGCGGTAGGGCAGAGCTTGCATCAGACCACATACTAATGGTTTCCCACAGACAACAAATTGCACCAGGACCAGGACATGGAAGATCTTACAAGCTATTTGAAGAAGAGTGGGATGTTGTATGCTCACACATTGAAGAATTGCTAAATGGTGAAGTTTCAATGATTAACCCAAATAAATAACAAAAACAGTTGACAACTACTGTTTTGCTCCTGTATAATAATATATAGGTATAAAAAAGACAAATTGGACAGATGCTACATTTATATGAAAACGGAGTAGAAATTCTAAGGAACAAAATTCCTAAGAATAAGTTTGATTTATACTGGAACAATTATAATTTAATTGTTTGGGAGAAAAATAATAGCGGATATTTTGACACCAAGGGCGTTTATAAAAATAATTCCTGGGGAATCGCTAATGAGTTTCCAGTTAATTCAAAAGGGGCATGGACTCTTCCGCTAAAGTATGTCAAATATTTTAAATGAATTAGATGCAGATGAGCAATCAATAAGATGGTGGCATTTAGCTGCCTGTAATGGCATGGAAACAAATTTATTTTTTGATAAATACGAGTCTGATGTTAATATGGCTAAGGCTATAGATCAGTGTTGTTTATCATGCCCAGTTATGTTAATGTGTAGTGATGCTGGGGTAAAGAATAATGAATACGGAGTTTGGGGCGGAGTATTTTTGTCATCTGGCTTAATGGATAAAATGAAAAATGCACACAAAACAAAAGAAGTATGGAAACAGATTAAGGCAAAACAAAATGTCTAATGTTTATGATAATAATCATTTTAAGTATGGAATGAATCAATGGACTGGTGAGCCAAATAAACCAGTTTTTTATAATCTAGAAATGAAAAAAAAGTTATGGGAACTAAAAAGGCCAATGTTTTTGCTCATGGATGTTGTGGAGTACCCAGAGTTTTTAGCATTAAGACTATATGAAGATAACTTTATTCAATTTGATGGTATAGAAAAAGAAAAAGTTATAGACTATGTGTCTAGGGCAAAAAAGCTACTTGAGTCATATGGGGTTAGAGTAGAGCTTGAAGGAAGGCCAATGGCATGAACGAGTTAAAGTCAGAACATATTTCCGTAGTCGACAACTTTTTAAAAGAAAACTCAAACGGAAGCACCCACTATATGCTAACTATTTCAAGAGATGGAGAAAGCCCAGCTAGATCAATTTATCATTACAACGGCCCAATTGATGTAACCGAAGCTTATAATAAATACACAGACTGGGGATTTGCAAAAGAATATCTAACTGTAACAATGTATGGCCCAGGGGGACAACTTGCACAAAAGGTACTTCGTAGGTCATCTGGCGGAACGCAAGGAGACTGTACATTTGTAAGAGAAGACTACATAAAAGCAGAAGGTATCATATTAAAATATAAAGGTGATATGCAAGAGGACAAATATAAGAGCCTAGTAAAAGATTTTGCTGGGCTATTTTCAAGAGACAACATCAGATTTGATGTAAGTCGTTTTTTTAAAGCAACAGAATGCGAAGAGGTTTTTGAATGAGTGAAAAGATATTTTGTTATTCATGTAACAAGACAAAGAATAAATTGAACTTAAGAAAATCATCATTATTGACAATTAACTTGTTTTTGTGTCAAACATGTATAGATAACAAGTTTGAGCCTAGATGGGTAGTTTTAATTGCTGGTAGACAAAATGGCCACGAACATGTTAAAGATTTTATACAGAAAAAAAGATATATTGGCACAGAAATTGCAGCATCTGAGCTATTAGTTTAGATCAATTATAAGGTATAATTACCTTATAATGGAAACAACTTACATAACGATTGTAGTATCAATATTAGCTGCAATGCTTAGTGGATTTGCCACTGCGTTGGTTAATGGTTTTAGGGACGCCAAAAAAGAAAGAAATAGGCGGGATGAGCGTGAAAAAGACCATCTTAAATTAGATATAAAAGATCTTAAGATAGAGTTGTATCAGCTTGAAAAAGAATTAAATGAATGGAAAGGCAAGTATTATAAAGCCATCCAAGACTTAATTGAAATGAAGTCTGAATTAGAGAGTGTATTATCTCAATTAAATCACTTAGAATATCATGAGATGCTGGACACAGAATAATTAAAATAGTACAATAAAGGTATGACTTGTATTGTCGCTATTGCCCAAGGTGGTGTCGTTTATATGGCATCAGATCATGCTGCATCAGATGATAAAACTGGATGGATACTATCAAGAAAAGAACCAAAGTGTTTTAAAGTTGGTCAGTACGGTATTGCTTTTACAGATTCTTTTCGCATGGGCCAAATTCTTCAATACATGTGGACTCCACCAAAATACACACCAACAAAAACTAATTCTGGATTAGATAAGTTTATGAGAACTAAGTTTGTTGATTCTGTTAAGGCTGCATTTAAAGAGCATGGATACGGAAGCATTGGATCATCATCTGAGGAAGATACTGGTGGAATTTTTATAGTAGGTATTGAAGGTAGAATCTTTACTATAGATGAAGACTTCCATGTTGGAGAAAACATAGTAAACTATATGGCAGAAGGAAGCGGCGGACAGATAGCATTAGGTGCACTTCATGCTACAAAGAATCAAAAGAACCCAAGACTGAGGCTTAAGGCAGCATTAGAAGCAGCAACTGAGTTTAATATGAGCGTAGCTGCCCCCTATACATACATTCAAGTTTAGTGTATAATTAGACAATGGACATCAACGACCTAAGACCAGATTATTCTCACTCAATGGACGTAAGAGGTGTACCAACACACATATGCCCATGCGGTTGTGAAATATGGAACCTTAAAGTTCTTTTTGAGGATTGTGAAATTGCAACGTACTTTTTAGACATGGAGTGTGCTAATTGTGGCACACTAGCAACGGCGCCAACGCCACTGGATAGAGAAGAATAAATATGAGATCACAAAGAAGAATTGATATGCTAGAGCTTGAGCTATATAAGCTTAGAATTGAATTAGATATAATGCATGAGATTATGAGCAACGTAATTAATACTCAGGTACAAGCGGCGGAAGCAAGAAACATGGATTCTGGTAAATGGTATCCACGCAAGAACCCAACACAAAATTCATAATCTATTGACAACCATCGCTGAATTTAGTAGAATTATCTTTATGAAAAAACTAATAACTATGGCAATTATTGCCAGCACACTCGCTATCACCACAATGCCTGCACAGGCACTAAAATCAAATACACTGAAGTCAACTACATCAAACCCTACACTTGCAATCCTTGACACGGCATTGGATACATCAATTCAATCTATTAATTCAAGAGTTGTAGCAGAGGTTTGCATACTTGATTGGCCTTCTTGCCCTAACGGAAAGTCTTTTATGGAAGGCCCAGGGTCTTCTGTATTGCCAATGAAGTTTCTAGCAACAAATAACTTTAACCATGGAACGCAAATGGCTTCTGCAGCAATTGCAGCTAATCCAAACATTAATATCGTATTCATTAGAATTGTTGGCAATACATCAAAGGGCCAAGTACAAACTTATGGACTCAATACTCTAGTAAACGCTTTAACATGGGTTAATAACAATAAATCTAAGTACAATATTGTAGCGGTTGCATCATCTCATGCTACAAATGCTCCAGTTGTTAAGCGCAGCGCAACATCTAATTACTGTTTGCCAACAGCAGTTGACACAGTAGTTTCTAATTTAAATAACTCTGGCGTACCAGTATTTTTCCCTTCTGGAAATAGTGCTGGAAATCCAAGCATGAATGGCAAGATCGAGTGGCCAGCATGTATTAGCCAATCAATTGCAGTTGGTGGAGTTGAAACTCTAAATCTAGATAAGCCTCAAGTTTCTTTAACAAGCAACTATGATGTAAAACTTGTAGATCTATGGGGTGAAATCCAGCAGCCAACTATTTATCCTGGAAATGTTAGCGGATATTCTTATGGAACATCTGTTTCTGTTCAGGTAATTGCTGCAAAATATGTGCACTTAAAGGTTACAAAGCCTACATTGACATCAACAGAGCTAATTTCATTAATGAAGACGGCTTCTGATCCAGTAGAAAACTCTTATGGACAAAATGTTTATCTGTTTAAGTTGAGTAAAGTAATCAATGGATAGTAAGTTAACTATCCTTGAAGAAATAATCAAGGACATTGGTGAGGAGTTGTACCAGAAATGGTACAACGCCCTTGCCATTGAAGATAGAACAGAAGAAGCATCAAAAGCAATGTCTGCAAATGCTGGTGAGACAGCATTATGGGTTATTCAAACATTTATGAATAAGTTTAATAGTGCAGCGGATGAGCTAAAAGGAGAGTAAGTTGATAGTTACAGATGAAAGCTTTGATAGAGTATTAGATTCTCACAATCTAGTCCTTATTGATTTTTGGGCTCCATGGTGCGGACCATGCTTAAAGGTGTCTCCAATACTAGATGAGATATCAAATGAGCGTGGATTATGGGTTGGAAAACTAAATGTTGATGAAAATCCTATAAAATCAGCAGAATACTCTGTAACTTCTATCCCTTATATGGTACTATTTAAGTCGGGGAAGCCAGTAAAAACTATTACTGGTGCAAAACCTAAGCATATTATGCTAGAAGAGCTTTCAGAATGGATCTAGAGAATATAGATTCAGATCATTTAGAGTTTGAAATATGGCTCAAAAGTGGTTATGACAGAGGATGGATATCTGATGTATTTTGCGATACACATGATGGGCCACCTTTAACAGATGAAGAAATGCAAGAATGGGAAGAAGGAGGAGATCCCTGCTCTTTCCATGTAAAAATAAATGCACTACATTAAATTTCTGCAACCGCAAAGGTTACAGAGGAAATAAGGAGAATAAATTAAATGAACTCATTTAAGAAAATCGCACTAGCCATGGTTGCAGCCATGACTTTGGGCACAATGGTAGCAACACCTGCAAGTGCTGCTGTAATGACAGTTGCTGTAGATCTTGCTGGAACGGCTAACACAACCGCTTCATCAATCTCAACACCTGCTGCATTGCCAGTCCCTGCAGACAACACAGTTGACGCTGCAGACGCACTTAAGTTCGTCGCAACTGTTGACACAGGAACAACTGTTTCTGTAGTAGCAACAAACGCAACAATCGTGTCTGCACTACACACAACTGCTGCACCAGTAGGAGCAACATCAGGTTCTTCAACCTTGACAGTTGCAACTGGTACAGGAACAACTGCAACATTCTGGGTATATACAAAGACCACAGCAATTGGAACAGTAACAGTTACCAATCAGGGAACTACATTTACATACTACGTACAGGGAACTGCTGGTAAGATTAATACTCTTACAGTATCCGCTCCTGCTACAGGTGCTGCTGGTACAAAGCAAGACATCTCAGTAACTGCAACAGACACATTTGGAAACAAGGTATCTGCTAAGTCAATTACTGCAACAGTATTTGCTTCAACAGCAGTACTAGATACAGCAACAGCAACAACTGGTGCTACACTTTCAGATTTTGGTGTTGCCAAGTTTGTTGCAACACTTCCAGCAACTGGAACACGATCACTAATCACATTCTCACCTACAACATCATCAGATGCAACAACTGCTGACGTAGTTGGTCTACCTGCTCGTGCACTTGCACCATTTGCAGAGATCGCAGTTCGTGATCTAGTATCAGAACTTGCTGCTGAGAAGGCTGCTAAGGATGCAGCACTTGCTGCTAAGGCAATTTCAGATGCTGCAGTCGTAAAGGCTGCTTCAGATGCTGTTGCTGCTAAGGCTGCTTCAGATGCTGCTCTCGCAGCAGAGAAGGCCGCTTCTGCAACTGCACTAGCAGCTGAAAAGGCCGCTTCAGCCAAGGCTCTTGCCGATGCTAAGACTGCTTCAGATGCAGTTGTCCTTGCTAAGGATGCAACTATTGCTAAGTTAACAGCAGATAATGCTGCTGCACTTAAGTCAATCAAGGATGCTTTCAATTCACTTGCAAAGAAGTGGAATGCAAAGAATCCAAAGGCAAAGGTTACTTACCTAAAGTAATTAGTTAATTAATGGGGCAGGTGCACGTGCCTGCCCCATTAATACTATTATGATAAAATATATATATGGAATGGGATCATTTTCACGTAATTAAAAAAAAAGTTTTAAATGAATTAATTAAAGATATGGAAAGTTTAGAAATTCCACCAGACTGGAGACCACGAGAGGTCTTAAGTTTAGTAATTAGAAAATTAAAAGAAAAAGAGGAATCATGTTAAAGAATTTAAAAAATTTGTTAGGATTCAATTCAGTTGAATCTCAGGTTGAAGCCATGCTAGAAGAAATTAAGACTTCGGCCAAGAAGGCACCAGCCAAGAAGGCACCAGCCAAGAAGGCACCAGCCAAGAAGGCACCAGCCAAGAAAACTTCGGCTAAGAAAACAAAATAATGGAATCAAACAAAAGAAGTTTTTATAAATCAATTACTTGGCCAGCAGTCCATATTGGATTTGTTAGCACATTAGTTTACTTCTTTGAAATGGCTATTACTGGCGAAGCCCACTGGGAGTACGCTGGCACATTTGCAATTATTTACACTGCATGCGAAATGATAGGGTTTTTTCTACATGAAAGAGCATGGTTAAAATTTGGTGGTAAGATTAAGTAATGGGAAAACACCTAGATAAAATGCAAAGAGCTTTGGCGCAAAGACAAGCAGGAACATATGCCAGTGGTCAAAAAAAGCCTGGATCAATGAATATTAAAAAAACGGGCTATAGAGGTCAGAAAGCAAAGGGATCTAAGTAGTGTTTAGTGGATTTTGCGAAATAAAAGGCTGTAATAATAAGGCAACAAGGCTTTCTGGAAAACAGAATGGCCCAGTCATAGATATATGCGATGATTGCTGGCATGAGCAATACAAGTCCTAATCAACTAAATGCTATAATAGTTCTATAAGCGGAATACTAGTCCCGCTTAAATAAATAACCTATAGGAGTAATAACATGTCAGACGGAAAAGATTTAAACGGATTTACATCACCAAAAGTAAACGATTCAACAGTATGGGGTAACAACGAGCAGTACGCAGCTGACCCAAAGGCAGCATTCCCATCAACAGACGTTTCAAACCAAGCGCAGGCTCAAGGTCCAAAGTAATATGTGCTTTGAATGCGGTTGCGAAAGCGTAGGAAGTCAAACTGGAATAGCTTCAGTTTCAATTCAAGATTTTACTTCTCAGGGTAATACAGGTGTTACTTTGAGCATGGTGTCAACACCAGAAGAGACTGAAAGGTTTATAAACGAATAATGTGTAAAGATTGTTCATGTGGAAAAGATGAGCAGATTCAAAATGAATCAGCTCCATCACCAGCTAGTAACAATGTTGTGACTATATCACAAATTAAAGGTGCATAGTGTCAGAAAACGTTGTAAACTCTAGCGATGCGCCAAAAAGAAACCCTTCTCAGGGTAAATTTAAATCAGGAATACAAGAAAAAAGACCACCAATGAAAATTGATGTCAATAAGCATGGAATTAGAAGAGAAACACCATCTGTTCCTCAAGCACCTAAAAAATTTGGTAGAAAGAAGGTTTAATCATGGAATCATTATCACAGCAATCAAGTCAGCTTGGAGGTAAACTCTTAGGCGGAGGAGGTACTGGGATTTGGCAATATGATAACTTTCTTTCTAAAGAAGAGTGTGAAGAGTTAATTAAATTCTTTAACGCAAACGAAGAGGAGTGGAGATTCATTTGTTTTTATGGATCATACGGAATGCATGTTGTTTCTCCATTTACTAAGGAGCATGGAACTTCTATAACTGAAGAGTATATGGCTAACCTAAGAGAAAGAATGATTCAATATTGCTCTGACGCTGCTGGTAGACCAATGAAAATTAACAGCATGCATGCACAAAAGTGGGAGCTTGGTGCTTACGCTAACGATCACTCAGACAACACAGATCTTGATGGCGAAGATATGGGCTGGGCAGACAACAAGCAGTACTCTGGCATATACCTAAACAGCCAGCCAGATTACGAAGGTGGGGTTTTAAAATTTAGAGACCACGGCTTAGATGTTGTTCCACCTGCTGGATCTTTCGTATCATTCCCTGGCGGAGTAGAAAACATTCACAGCGTGTCGGAGATTACTGCAGGAACTAGATATACCATAGTGATATTCTGGGATTATGCAGATGCATGGTACTCTGAAGCACAGCTGCAAGAGTGGGAAAGATTAATTTTTAAGGAAAGAATTCATCAGTATCAATTAAAGCAGCAATGGAAAGACAAGGTAGCACATCCTTTGCTAGAAAATCCATATGCTGGAGTAGACAACCCAGAAGAATTACCACAAGGACTAATGGAAAGCTTGACTTCTGCAGACATTAAGTGTAATGCTAGAAGAAATCAAGAGGCAGCAATTAAAGCTGGTAAGGTTCCAGCTGGAGTAGTTGTTGACCAGATAATTACAGAGGAAGATGTTTGATTTAGAAAAGGCTGTCAAGCACCACGGTACCTTTATTTTTGGATCTCCAGATAATTCCGAGGGGATTGATAAAAACGGCGATGCCTATGATTATTCTTTTATGACAGAATCTGGTAAGGTTTCGTATGTAAAGAGCAATGAAGAGTCGTATCTGGTTACTATAAACAATATCATTTCAGATAAGATTGAAACAAGAGTACTTAGCTTGGATCAACTTACTAAATGGTTTTATGATCTATCTAACCAGTACTTTAAAGATAACATAGAAGAGATAGAATTGGAGAGCTAAAAATGGAGTTTAATGAAATAGAGGATACTGCTGGTTCCGATTTTAAAGATTACTTTATTAACAACAAAGAAGATTTAGAAAATAGAAAAGTTATAATAGATAAAGAGCTATGGTATATTCCAGATTTTCTTACAAAAGAAGAGCTTGATTACATAAAGCCATTTTGCGATGATAAAACTGGATGGTATTTGACATCAAGATCCAGCTCTATTAGAAATAAATTTATTGGGGTTAATTATAGAATTCACCCAGAAGGAACTATATGCCCAACACGTGGTATAGATCTAAGCAACAGCGCAATATTTCCAGATGAAACAGATTCAAGATATCATCCAGAGTTATGGTACAGGTCTGAAGGAGTATTTGATAGAATGAAGGTAGTTCTTCCAATTACATTAAATCAAGATATAACTTTACAATCATTTTGGCCACTAGATGATTCAGATCATAGTGGTGCCTATCAGTGGCACTGGGAAAAAAGTATGGCAGCAGAACTTGGAGATACAGAGTTTAATGATTTTGGAATGACTGCTGCATGGTCAATATACCTAAATGAAGATTTTGAAGACGGACAGCTTGAATTTGCTTATAAGCCGTATGTAATTAAGCCTAAAGCTGGAATGCTAATATCAATTCCAATGACAAAAGAATTTACTCATCGTGTAACTCCAGTAAAAAATGGAGAAAGACACACGCTTTACGGTACATGCTTTAAAGATTTAAATGATAGAGAAATTTCTAATGGAGAAACCTGCTAAAGTATTGAAGTAACAAGATTGTTGCTATTCAGTATGTTATTAATTAGAATGGATTTATATTTATGAAGTCAGATAGAATAGTCATAGTCGGTGGCGGATCGGCTGGATGGATGACAGCATCTACTTTGATCAAAGAGTATCCAGATCGAGATATAACCTTAATAGAAAGTCCAAATGTACCAAAGATTGGCGTAGGAGAGTCTACTACAGTTGGCTTCATAGCTTGGCTAAGCACTTTAGAAATAGATCACGAAGAATTTATGGAGTTTACTGACGCTGCATACAAACTATCAATTAAGTTTACAGACTTTTACGCTTTAGGCGATGGCGGATTCCATTATCCATTTGGTGATCCTTACCAGGGTAACTGCACTCAAAGAGGAGCAAACGACTGGCATATATTAAAATCATTAGACCCTTCAACAACAAAACAAAGCTATGTGGACTACCTATTTCCATCATCAGTAATGATGAAGGAAAATAAAGTTTTTATGCCAAAGAGCTTGAAGCAGATGGATGGATTTGATTTCATGAAAGACATGGCATTACAGTTTGATGCAATAAAATTTGCTGAATACTTAAAAGAAAAATATGCAAAGCCTAGGGGCGTAAAGCATATTCAGGCAAATATAGACGAGGTTCTCAAAGATGAAAATGGAGTCCAAGGTCTTAAGTTAAACAATGGAGAGTTTTGTGATGCAGATCTATATATAGACTGCTCTGGGTTTAAAGGACTTCTTATAACAGAAGCCCTTGGAACAGAATTTGAATCTCATGAAGACAGGTTGCCAGTAAATAAAGCGTGGGCGGTACAGATACCTTATGAAGATCCAGAGAAAGAAGTAGAACTATTTACCAATTGCACAGCTCTTGGTTATGGGTGGGTTTGGAATGCTCCACTTTATTCTAGAATAGGTACTGGATATGTATACTCAGATAAGTTTACATCATCAGAAGATGCCTTGGAAGAATTTAAAGATCATTTAAGAAAGACTCACGGTGAACACAGAATTGAAGGGCTAAGCTTCAGAGAAATTAGTTTTAGGTCTGGGATAGTGTCTAAGCCATGGAACAAAAATGTTGTCGCCATAGGACTATCTGGAGCTTTCTTAGAGCCACTTGAATCAAACGGACTAAGATTTATACACTCACACTCACTTCTTATTTCAAGAATGATATCCAGGGGTCACTATAATAAGTTTGATCAAGAAGCATATAATCTTGAAGTAAAAAGAGACTTCGATTCATTTTCATCTTTTGTTCAACTACATTACATATTGACATCAAGAACAGACACAGAGTTTTGGAAGTTTATGTCTACTAGAGATGTTCTCCCAAACAGCAGAGCATTTCTTAATTCAGATCATTTGATGTCGTTTAGCTCTGAGATTATGAATAAGATAAGTAACAAGGCATTGCATGTTGATAGATGGTGCGGGTTTCACTGCATTGCTGTAGGAAATGACTGGGGCCCAGTTACTAAACAAGTAATTAGGGAATGGCAACACGTGTATCCTTCAAAAGATTTTAACGAGATCGCTCAGACATTTAAGTCTAGAAGTGAATCTTCTGTAAAAAAATGGACGGAAGCAATTAAAGATGCCCCTAATCACTATAGATACCTTAAAGAAAAGTTTCACAATGAAGTTTAAAAAAGATTGGCTTGTTGCCCTTGGCACCATGCGCCATAAAGATTACTGGAATCTACCAAATACAGTAGAGTTTTTTGCCTTTATGACAAAGGCTGCAATTATTGTCCCAGGACTCATCTTTGGAGTTCAATTTTGGTGGCTATTCATCTTTGCTTTAGTTACTAGCCTAGCCTTAATATGGTCATCAACAGTAAAGACTCTTCCAACATTAATCTGGTTTAATATAATATGGTCACTGCTTGCCATAACTGCACTTGCAAAACACTTTTTAGGATTATCTTGATTATGCTATTGACTGACCGCATTGTGTATAGTATAATATAATATATGAAAACACTTATTATTATTTTTATTTTATCTTTAGCTGTCTGCGGCTATCTTGGATATAGACTGTATCAAGAAATTTCTGTAATTATGGAAGCAAAAAAAATACAAGAAAAATCGGTACAGGATCGGTTTTGGGCAAGTCAACAGTCTTTCGAGGAGTAAAAAATGATCAAGCCTTTTGGTAATCTGCTGTTAGTGAAAGAAGATAAAGTTGAAGACAGGACCACATCTTCTGGTATAGTCTTAATGGCATCATTAAGTGAATCTAATCTTAGAACTGGCAAGATACTTGATCTTGGAAATGGTGAACACAACTATAAGGGTGAGCTTATACCAATTAATGGGCTAGCCATTGGGGATAGTGTGTATTACAACCAAAACAGTGGAACTGATATTGAAGATGAAGACGGAGAAAAGTATTTGCTTTTGAATACAAAAAGCGTACTAGCGATTAAGGGGTAAAGTTGAGAAAAGGATTTATCTTTAAAGTTTTATCTAACTCCGTTTTACTGCAGGTTAAAACTAAATCACCAGAGAAGTGGCTTCTTGTAGACAGAGAAACTGGACAGGTTTATCAGGGTAGCGAAAATGGACATTGGGATAGATTAGATCCAGTTATAAAATATACTGATGATTCTACTATATTGTAACTAATTTAGCGAAAAAAGTGCGGCGGAAAATAGAAGGCTATTGACAGTACCTGTCGTATATTATATAATGAACTATAATGATAAATAAAATTATATGCAAAATTAAAGGGCATACCCTTGTGGAAGCAGGAACATGCCCATATACTGGATCAACATATCAGTATTGTGAAAGATGTGAAGCCATGATTCCAATTCAGTTGGCAGTATGAAAGAGCCTAAGATTATGAAAATGGACTGGCGTCCATTAGGCTATTGGCCCGTATATAAAGATGGTAAACTTACATGGGAAAAGGATCCAAAAGATGATTGAATGGCTAGCAAGGCGTATATTTAGCTGGACAAGCCTCAGAGAGTATATCTTTGATGAAGTTCACCTATATGATCATTTAGATACAATTGTTAATGACCCAGAAGGAATGAAGATAGCATCCTCAAGCTGGATGGAAGGCGATATGTGGTATGGTTGGACATATGATAGTAAAGCAAACCGTTACTATTTTGATGATATTGGCAACAAGTCTCTCATTGGACTATGGGAAGATCATTGGCTAAAAGAGGCAGATAGTCGTTGACAATAAAGATGAATGCTTTCTGCGTTGATTGTAATAAGAATGTAGAAGGAAAGCTAACCGAGATGGTTGTCTTAGATTCAGGTAATTGGCTGTACATTGGAGAATGTTCAGATTGTTATTATGAGATTAAGCGAATTGTCCCCAAGGACAGTTCAGGTTCCTATAATGGTCGTAGAGCGGTTTCCGAAACCGATAATGAAGGTCCGATTCCTTCACCTGAAGCTTAATGCCTAAACGCTGGGAAGACAAATCTCAATGGATTACACATTGCCCTATATGCTTTTGTGCAGTCACACATCAACTATATGACTTCCATATGCAATATCATGAAAACTTAATTCCAGTTAACCAAACTGACAAAACTAATGGTATAATAGATACCTAACGATAAGGGTATATTTAATATGGAACAGTGGGTAAATAGCTACGCCTCATACGTGCTTGTTTTAAGCGGTGCTGCAGCTATGTTTGTAATTGGCAGGAAGAAAAGATTTGGTTGGCTCTGGTTCATATTTAATGAATTTATGTGGACTGCATATGCTTTGATAACAAAGCAGTACGGTTTTATTCTTGGCGCTATCCTTTATGGGGCAGTAGGTGTTAAATCTTATTTACACTGGTCTAAAAAGGGAATAAACAAAATACATTTGTAGGGGGAACAGATGGCATACTCTAGATTTACAGATAGCGATATATACATATATGCTCATGTAGGCGGATGGATA